GCTGAGGGCGCGGGTATAGACATTACTACAAATGCATCAACGGATACTGTTACTATTGCAAACAGCTCTAGCGCATTCAAAACTATCTCTGTTTCTGGTCAAACAGATGTAGTAGCAGACGCTGTAGAAGATACCCTTACATTGGCTGCTGGCACTGGTATTACCATTACTACAGCAGCATCAACTGATACCATCACGATTGCATCGTCTTCTGGTACTGGAACACCCATCATGGTTGTTAGACCTAGTGCAAACTATACACTAACTAGCTCTGCTGCAATTCCTAATACCGCTTCCGTAAGCAACACCAGCGATACAGGCACTTATTCTATCAACAACCCATCTAGTAGCGAACTAGAATTAATTGCCAACAAAGGCGTTAAAGTAGCTCAAGATGGTGTTATAAGGATTGATGTAGATTTTATCCTAGAGACAACAAGTGCAAATACAGATGTAGAAATAAGTATTATTAGAGAACGTCCAGAAGGTGCTTCAGAAACTGTCCTTCAGCAGGTTGAGCGTAGAATGGCTAACGCTGCGAATGTGGTTGTTGGATTTTCTTTGTACGCTGCCGCAATAGTAGACGATGTTTACCTTTATAAGATTCACCGTTCTGCTGGTGCAGGGAGTTTAAAAGCAGCAAGTTCTTTTACCGTTACAAAGCTTTCATAATGACTGAAAAGCAAAAAGACTGTATTATTGAAATCCAAGAATTAATGATTGCAATAAATACAATCGTAAAAAAACACGGGCTTGAAGATGAGTTCATCGCGTGTTTGGCTATAGGCTTTTTAGACTTGAGTTCTCAATATACTGACGAATACGGCGATGAACGAGCTAACATGAATTTGCTTTCTTCGTTTGCAGTTTCAGATGAAGAAGAATTAGACGACTTACTTTCTTATTGCGTTGAAGCATACAGAATGCAAGAGGAAGAAAAAGATGTAGATACATCTAGCATAGATTATTGGATAAACTTTGGAAGAAGAGACGGCGATATAAATTAGTCTCTTAATATAATTTAATTAAAATGATTAGAAAGATTGTTATCGGGCGAGACCCGAAAGACGCTATGGCATACTATGTGGGTATGCGCGCTGGTGCAGGAAAGGTAGTCGCAATCGTTGAAGACGATTCATACCTACATAAATTCTCTAAAAAAAGATATCTCATTTACATTGAAAACGAGGAAGGCACAATGGTCTGGAAGGCTATTGATGATATGCCTTGTATTCTAGAGTACGACCTTAAATTCGATTGATATGAAACCTGTTAGAGATTTTATCGTAAGGATACCCAAAAAGTTTAAAGACGAGGTTTCATTCAACGGAACGAAATTGAAACTTGTGAACAAGTTCAATGAATTTGAACATAGGGTAAACTATGCAGAAATTTTAGGCTGTCCTAAAAGTTGCCCAGTAGATAGCTGTGACGGGGCTGTTCTGTACTTTCACCACCACGTTGTAATGGAACAAAGATATGATATTGGTGAAGACTTGTATATGGTTACTTATGACCCAGACGCTGGATATGGAAACCACGCTATCGCAATCGAAGACGAAGCTGGTAATATTACTATGCTTGGGGATTGGTGTTTTGTTGCACCCCCACCTCCTGCGGAAGAAGAAACAACTGATTCTGGCATCGTTCTTAGCATCAAAGAAAAACCAGAACTGGAAGGAGAACTATTGCATATGCCCGAAGGCGCAGAGTGGATTGGAGCGAAGTCTGGTGATATGGTGGGCTACCGAAAAAATTCAGAATATGAAATGGAACTTCTGGACGGAAGCAAGGTATACAGAATGAGACTATCAGAAATAGTGTATGCCAAAGAAGCGTAAATTTACAACGATAGAAGCATCAACTAGATTGCTTTCTTCTATGGAAGTAGCAATCAACAATATGATTGATGAAATCAGAAAGCCTGTAGATGCAGAGCTTTCTGGCTCTCAGCGAAAAGCTGAACTACAGAGTATTAAGCAAACAGCAACGGATGCGAAAGAACTACTCATCGAGTACCAGCGACTCGAGCAAATGGTCAGAGAACTCAAAGAGACTGGCGGAATCGAAGAAGACAAAGACTACTCTGGGGGATTCGCAGAGCGATTCTCAAAGTAGTCAAGTCTTCATCTATTGGGATTATTAATCCCAGTAAGCATGGGAGTGTATAGCGGTGATTTCACAATTGTGTTTTGGGCAAGATGAATGAACTGCTACACTTTCGCTACTAGCGCAAGAGGCTAGTATAAGAAACCCAGCTAATAAGAAAATCTTTTTCATAAGCTGGAATGTTAATTTAATGTAAATATAGTAAAATATAATGAAATGGCGGGTCTTAAAAAGGTTGAAGGATACGATAACTACGTTGTCAATATATGTCCCAACGATTCAGACGGCGAGATTACCACAATTGGCGGGATTGATATTCAGCTTCCCAAAGCTCCGAAAGACAAAGAAATCCTCAACCATGGAAGGGAGTTGGATGTGCAAATGTGGAAACGACTTCCTGTGCCAGAAGAATTGCGTAGGATTCGCAGTATGGATGAGTGGTACGAAATGCCCGCGGAGTTCAAGAAGCGTTTTTCTCCGTACATCGAACAAGAGTTTAAGCGCAGGCGCGAAGGTGTTTGGTTTTTCAATAATGGTGAGCGTGTCTACATTACAGGGAGACACTATATGATGTTACAATGGAGCAAGATGGATATTGGCTATGCCGATTATCTTGAGTTCCAAAGAAGACTGTTTCTACATTTTGCCGCCTGTGAAGCCGACCCTCGCTCTATGGGTCAGATGTATACTAAGTGTAGACGTTCTGGATATACTAATATGTCTTCAGCTATTCTTGTTGATGAAGGCACACAAGTAAAAGACAAGCTACTAGGTATACAGTCTAAAACTGGTAAAGACGCACAGGAGAATATATTTATGAAAAAAGTAGTTCCTATGTTTAAGAGCTATCCTTTTTTCTTTAAGCCCATTCAAGACGGTACGACTAACCCTCGTATGGAATTAGCTTTTCGTGAGCCGTCTAAACGTATCACGAAAAACAATAAAACATCAACTAAAGGTGAAGCACTTAACACAATTATTAACTGGAAGAACACTACCAATAATGCCTATGATGGAGAAAAGCTCCACATCATGTATTTGGATGAGGCGGGCAAATGGGAAAAACCTACTGATATACGAGAAGCGTGGCGCATTGAGCGAACCTGTCTTATTGTTGGTAGAAGGATTATAGGAAAAGCTCTGGTGGGTTCTACCGTAAACCCAATGGATAAAGGTGGAAAACAATACAAAGAAATATGGAGGGACTCCGACCCAGATGACCGAAACGCAAACGGAAGAACAAAGACTGGACTTTATAGATTTTTTGTACCAGCCTATGAAGCCCTCGAGGGATTCTTTGATGAATATGGGAATCCTATTATCGAAGACCCAGACCAGCCAGTTAAAACTATTGATGGAGACTTTGTGGATATCGGCGCAAAGACTTATCTCAAGAACGAAAGGGAAGCACTAAAGCATGATGCAAGAGAACTGAATGAATACATACGTCAGTTTCCTTTTACAGTTGAAGAAGCAATGCGCGATAGCATTGAAGGGTCTACATTTAATATTGGAAAAATATACGAACAGGTAGAACATAATCAAGAGCTGTTTCCTAATCCTATAGTGCAAGGAAATTTTAGTTGGAAAGACGGTGTTAATGATAGCGAGGTTGTTTTTAGTCCAAACAAAACTGGTCGATGGCGTATAGGATGGATGCCGAAGCCAGAAAATAGAAATAAGTACATAACCAAGTACAATAAAAAACATCCAGCAAACGACCACATTGGTGTTGGAGGAGTCGATAGCTATGACTTAGATTCTACAACAGACAACAGGGGTTCTAAGGGAGCTTGTCATATGTACAATAAATTTAGCATGGCTGCTCCAGCCAATATGTTTGTAGCTGAATACGCCTCCAGACCGCCACTAGCCCGCATATTTTATGAAGATGTTCTTATGGCGGCAGTCTTCTATGGCTATCCACTGCTCATTGAGAATAATAAGTATGGTATCGTAAGGTACTTTGAATCAAGGGGTTACGATGGTTATGTGATGGATAGACCAGCTCATCTTAGCTCCTCTAAAAATCAAATGACCGTTAAGACTAAGGGTATACCATCCAACTCTCAAGACGTAATACAGGCTCATGCCTCAGCGATTGAGGACTATATACACAACCATGTTGGTTCAGATGATGAAGGGAA